CGTTTATCTGCATGGTGATTTCATTGATAGACTTAGACAGTTCCTTTTGGCGTGCTAGAACTTGTGCGTATTTGGCTTGAATTTCCATATAACTCCTTAAATCATTCCCGCAGCTATCAGTTTATTTCTACCAAATAATCATAGGATTGAACAATCACCTTTTCGATTGTTGGTATCTCGGATTGGATATTTTCATCTATAGCATCCTGAAATACTCTATCATCATTTTCTCCATTACACTGGTAGACAGCCTCTTTTATTTCCATCGTTTTACCTCCGTTATTTTCCCACGTACTCTATATAGTAACTGCCTGCTAGAGCATTGGCAATCTCGGTATCGAGTTTGCCGACTACCCATCCTCCGGTCGCACTTGCGGAGTCTTGGCAGTTCACCCATATGGTTTGAGTACCGTAACTCGTCCCGCCAGCAACATATGAGTCATGTATGGCGGCGGCGTTATTGACCAGGATACTGTCAAAGAATTCTATACCAGGGTCATCTACCGTCCCATTGTCCGCTATGCCTACATTCATTTCAGAAGTAGCTGTACCTCCGGCAGCACTCCGATTTATGACAATCTTCTTGACTAGAATGTCCTGAAGCTCAGGATTGTGCCAGGCAAAGGCATTACAATGAACGGTTATCGTGAAATCATTAGTCCCGCCTGTCGCAACAGTTACCAGTGTGGTAGCACCGGCAGGGCAGGTTTTCGGAGAGTTCGTTACCGTAGCTCCACCGCCTATACTGGTAACTACTGCCGTTGAACCGGCGGGCATAACCACGTTGATAGTTCCGTCTGCCGTGCAGTGCATGGTATTAGCCCCTGGCTTTAGAGCCAGAGGGCTTTCGGTAAATGTGCCTGTGACTGTGGTTGCCGTACAAGTGCCGGTCGGGACTAGAGAGCCGGAGTAAGAACGGATTTCGCCACGAGCTATGTAACCTAGATTGTCATGTATCCTCGATGTGTTAAAAGTCATATCGGAAGGACACCATGTTAATGAGGAATTTCTAATAATATTACCCGATATATCAGATGATGGAAAATTAGTGTATGTTGAGCTATAAGAGAATACATACGTTGCTAGTTCAGTCGCCGTACTACCGAAATGATTACCTTGTATTGTGAGGTTGTTAGTGTTATAGATTCTTATTAAACTGCCAGCAGTTCTAGCACCATGTATACGGTTATTGGCTATTACACCTTTTCCACCGTTGACCATGATTGCATAGAGACTAAAATCAAATAAGTCACAATTTGATATTGTCCATTCAAACGCATTAATGGTTTGAATTAAGTTACTAGTAGAGCCTCCGCTATTTTCACCGGATAATGTGCAGTTGTCAATAAGGATATTATTTGAACCTGCATCTAAGCCTATAAATCTCGGCCCGGTTAGCTTAGAAAAATAACAGTCTGTTATAAAGAAACTTTCGCTGCCCTGGAGATTAACCGCAATATTAGTTATATCGGTGAAGGAACAATTCTCTATCCATCCTCTGTAACTGTGGTCTCCTCCACTTAAATCATCCTGGTATCCAGTATACCAGCTACTAAATGATACATTCTCTATTTGTGTAGCAAAAGTTCTGATAGAGTTAATTCCGATATTATTACCCGCTCCTAAACCATAAATACTCATATTTCTGAATTGTGCATTATATAAATTAACATCAACCACAAAGCCACCGCATGCCGTAGGTCTTATTTGAGTAGTACCTTCACCTTGCCCTTCAATGATTACACTTGATTTTGTGATATGAACTGCTGTTGTGAAGTAAAAATAACCATCACTTAAAAGTATTCTACCACCATGTGTGGCATGTAATGCCGTTTCCGCAGCCTGTATTTGCACATCATCCGCCGTTCCATCGCAGATACCTACTCGGTTACCATAAAAGATACTGGCAATACGAGCCATAAATCTGTCGATGGTCGGGGAATCACTGGCAAATACTATTGCCGTTCCAGGTAGTAGCCCGACATCACGTACCCATACCGCACCGGTGGCAAACAATGGTAGTACGATAAATACGAATAGGAGTAGTACACTTAAAAATATCTTGTTATTAATTAATCTTTTCATTTACTACCCCCATTCGAGATTTTATTTACAACACTGGCGGCCGTTTTCCCCATATCAACAGAGCCAAAGTATCCAAGTGCTAAAGCACCAACAATAAATACTACAAGCCCTGAATCTCCGACTATCATATCGGCTTTCCAGAAACCAAGAAAGGCTATCACTGACTCGAAGAATACAGCGATAGTCGTAGATAAAAACTTGTAAATATTGAACTTCTCACCCTGAGATAATGCAACCATGCAACCCTGAATAGTCCGCCCCATACCACCGATTATTACGGCAACTAAGATAACTATAGGCACTACAAATTCATTTTCCATTTTTTAACCTCGCTCTATCTTTTGTAATTCTGTTAAAGCGCATGTCTCTCCAGCACCGTCTCCAGCATCGCTTGACCGGAATTGTATCTTATAACCGGTAGCTAAAGGTACTACCACTGGAGCAGGGAACGCCCATTCTACGCCAGATATAAAGTCCGTATTCTCAACCGCTTCATCACCAAACGGGAACAGTTTATTAGCGGCACCATCTGTAATACGGATTTTACAGTTACCCGCCCATGTACCGGCTGTAGTAAGCTTTAATGCCCATATTTCGGTATGAGCCGTAAGGGTAGACTTATCAAGCAGGTCCTTCCAGGTAGTACCGTTTACGTCAGTTGCCCCTTCTGTTTCGGTACCAAAAACGGTCTTCCCAATAGCCGCTTTTATCAGATCTACATCAGCCGGAAGATTGGCTGCATCAAGCTCGGCAAGTCGTAGAGCAGTTATTTGGTCGAGTAGTGCAGCTCTGGCTGCTGTTATCTGGAGAAGTCCAGCTTGATTAATATTATCTAGATAACCAGCTCTGGCTACCGTCAATCTTCCCATCAACGCAATTACATCAGTGTATATCTCCAGTTGCCACGCCGATAGGTTATTGTGGATTATCAGCACTTCATCACCGACGCCTATTCCGCCCCCGGCAAATCCAGGAGCAGTAAATACCCCTGTGTTTAAATAAGCGGTTATAGGGTTCTGTTGACCCTGGGGTAAATCACCCGCTCCGGCAGCGTCCCTCAGACAGTAAGCGTAATAGGGATTCAGTGCGCTCCCAACATTAGCAAACTTTCCCGCTCCCAAACCGGCTAGTGCGGGGATACGGAACTGGTTAGCGCCGGGGACGTTATCCACGACTCCGTAATATACTAATCCCTGAAATATGCCACTAAGTCCGACAGACGTCAAAATACCCTTTAAATAGTTGATACTAGTAGATACACTATCTGGGACAGTTACAGCCGCATCAGTCAAAGCGCCAAGAACCGATGCTAAGGCTACTAAGTCTGTTTTAGCCTTTATAGCAGGAATGTCGGTAGATATTCTTGTGGCATTATCAGCTGGTATTAAATTAGTCTTGGCTATGATGGTATCTTGTTTTGCCTCAGTTGCATCCCCCCCGCCCGTACTACCCTGGTCGCTATATTCATGTTCAAACGCCATTTATCCTGCCCTCCTACCTATATTCCGCTCATGGTATAGTCAACTGAATATGTTGCATGACCCGTCCCGTCTATCACCTGGAGCCTCAGACGGGCATAGGAGTTGTTGCATATCATTTGTGCCGTTGATACGGCTGAAAGCGTGGTCTCCGCTACCAGTTCCTCTTCGTACCCGCCCGGATAAAACAACGAAGCCAGTAATTTGTACTTCATCGTTAAGGTGGCATGAGTATTGCGGAGAAAGATGGTCTTACTTCTGAATCCCCGCACATCCAGGTTGAGGGCATCGGCATAAGAAGCCGTAACTGTTCCTTCCGCATGACCCTCGATGTTGAAAGGCTCGATTTTCCTGACATCTTTTGAATATCCTTCTGGCATTTCCTACCTCCCTCCCTTTAAAAATAATATTTGACATTTGGCTTAGCTCCGAACTTTCCAAACGGATGAAGAACCTCTGGAGCAAATAGCATCATCACGGTGTCCGCCCTGTCAGGCGACTTCGTACCCCTCGACCTCATTTCCTCTTTGCTCTCTATCCATATCTTCCCGTGCGAATCGTACCTGTACCGGACATCGCAAAGTTGGGCTTTAAGTTTATCGTCCTTCGGTAGAGCGAGCCGCCCATCCTGAGTCCTCCTGGCTAAATCCCAGAAGACCTCTGCTCTCCGGTTGCCGAACGTCTCTTTATCCCTGGCGGTCCCACCGGAATTGAACTCCACCAGTTGAAGACCGGCTTTAACGCCCAATTCCTCTTTTAACATATCCGCCACGCCACCGCCTACCCCTACGGCATCAATTATAATATTGTCCGGATTACCTACCTTGACCAGACGCAGAGTCCGTCCTGCCGTGTAGGTCGTTTCCATATGACTCCAACCGGTAAGGGTTAGAACCCTGTCCCCGACCCTTTCCCCGTAGACCGTCTCATCATCCCCGTACCGAGATACATCAAGAGCGGCCACACGGGAGCCCTTCGCCGGTATCTCATCCTCTCCCCTCTTCATCGCCGCTTCCACGTCCTGAAGTCTGAATAAGGTATTGACACCGGCCGGGGGGAAATTCCCCATAATATAAACCTGAAAGTGGTAACTACCCTCACCCCACTCCCGGTATTGCTCAGCTACCCAGTAGGGACTTATTAAAGACGGATACGGTAATTCCTTCCCCTCTACCTTATCCTTCCAATCGCCAGACCGTATATCTTCAATCGTTATCCCGAATTCCTTCAGGTTTGGCGTATCAAATGCCGAGATATGGAACTTCTCGTAAGATTCTGAATCGAACGCCCTCCGGAATCCCCCTACCGCCTGCGTGGGATTCCCGATTAACAACTCATGGGCGTTTCCGGTACTCATAGGATTCTCTAATGCCGTATATATATCTTCCGGAAGCCCACTCGCTTCGTCACTGATAACCAGTATGTTAGCGTTATGGAAGCCTTGGAACCTCACCGGGTCATCTGTACTCATTCCCAGGGCGAACCAGTTAGCCGCTAACTCCAGCTTGGTAGAAGTCAGATTCCCGTCCAGCGGCAACTTCGCTCCTCCATGCCGCACCGCTATCTCTCTCCACAGGATTGATTCTACCTGACGAAAAGTGTTTCCACTCCAATGATATTTGCCATTACGCCTCACCATAATGATTCCGCTAGTAGTTTTAACGCAGTAAACGAAGCCATTGTAAGGTTGTTTATACCAGTGTTCCCCTCGACTTCTAGGGTGTTCCCTATGACGTAAAAAAGATATTTTGTATTCACCATTGCCTTTATTTGAACACCACGACTTGTTAGTGACATAGCCTGCCTTGAGGCATATTTCCTGCAAAGAATCCGCCAGGCCTTCAATAGACGTAGTAATCCGGGTTTGGTCATCTTTATGAGTGCGAAGATGGCCGTCTCCCATGATATAACCCTTAATGAAAGCCTTTAATTTTGGTACAGTAGAATTGCGAATCCACGAAGGGATATGTTTGACGCCATCTACCTTGAAGTGGTCTTCAAACCATCCAGCAAGGTCTTTGGAATAAATCGTGAAGTTGTATCCACCGTTACTTCGGGGTTCTCTGTGGACTTTGTAAGTATAGACAGAGAGTAATCCCTCTGCATATTCGGGGTAGTTCTTTTGAGTTAAAGTCACTCTATTTCTCTTCGTAGACCGCTGACTATAACCTTCGGCGAACCAGAAACCCCATAATTCATAATGGGATTCTGTCCAACCGTCATCTTCACCGTTCCATTCCGTATCACGTTTGAACTGCCACTGCCACTTGCCATATAAACTTTCAGCGCTTTTTATTGAGTATTCTTTTTGCCAGCGCTTTTTAACAAAACACCTGTGAACCGGCGTAACCAGAAAATCAAGATGCTGGCTATTATACCCGATTAGTTCACCTTGATAGGCGTACTTAATATAATCAAGCGGTTTTTCAAACTTAAGCTCTCGAGAGCCTACCAGCGTCGCTACTTTCTCGCTACCATCGAGCATACTGAAATATCTCCAGCCTTTATCCGTAAGTATCTCAGTAAGTTCGTCATAACACGGAGCCGTCGTTATCACTGTGCTTGGCCTGTAATTGTATAAAAAACATAAAGCGCTACCAGCCGCTTCGAAACTCTTCCCCGCTCCCGAACAACTCCTCACCGCCGTCCTTTTGTTCTTAAATACGCTCTTGATTATCTCTACCTGGTAATCTGTCAACTTGCAGTTCAATACCTGCTCTATCCAGAATTCAGGCCTCTCCCTCCCTATTTGTCGTATCCTTAACGCTTCCTCCCCTTTTATTTTCCCTGTTTCCAATACTCTTCTCCCCTTTCCTCACAGTTTGTTATTTCCCTCTTCTCTCTCTTCCTCTTCTCTTTCAATTACCAATTTTACCCTCTGTCCCGGAATGCCCCCTCTACTAACATTGCGCGCCGTAGTTTCAAAGTCGGAGTTCTTATCTGGAAACAAAAAGAACGACGACAAGCAGAACTAATGAGCTAACCAGGGATAAGATAGTGGGGATAACCACAATCTATAGTGTGTCAATGGGTTAGTGGATACTATCTGTAGTAGTACCGGTGGTTGACTTTGGGACATAGGGGAATGGGTGACTCTTAACCTCTGGCTGCTGGATGATAGAGACTTGGGAGGATGATACCCCGTCCGGTCTCCTGAAATCCGGTAGTGGCTCTTCCTGCTCTTCTTCCATCTCGTCAGGGGTAACATCTACCTGCCCCTCTTTGCTACCTAGCTTGAGTCTGGCGTCCTCTTGGTCCGCCAGGACCAGTATCTCTGTGTATGATATCAATTGTCTGCCGTCTGACGTAAGTTTGACGTTGCTCCTGGGATTGCCGAGATGATATGCCAGCACCAGTTTAATAGCCTCCCACCGTGCCCAGCTCATTTGTTTTGCCTTAATGTTGCCACGCACCAAATCCGCTATCAGTCTGGCGGCTTCCGGCGCTGTACCATCGATGATTTGCCGGGCTGTCTGGGCGAGTTTCGTGCGTGGACGTGGTCCGGGTCTGACGGCTCTGGGAGCGTTAAGGGTAGGACGCCAGGGCAAAATAATCACCCCCTTAGAGCGGATTGATACAATTGAAAGGAAAAAGCTCACAAAAACAGGGAGAATAATTAACAAAAAGTGTGAGAATAATTAACAAGGCCAGAGAATATAGCTAATGATGATAAACAATTATAGCGCTATAAGGGGAGAGGGAACACCCCTAATAACCCTCTTCTTTTAACCCCCTTCCTTAAATGGTTTCCCCCTGAATGGTTTCTCCCTTTCCCCTTTTGAGTTGGAGCGGAGCCCCGGTAAAACGTCCCGAGGTGAGGAGTACACCTGTTTGACCGGTACAAAACCCGGGGCGAACCGCTACCCGAAATAAAAACAGCCCCGGTGGCTTACGGAGCTATTGAGGGACAATTTGTCCCTGTCTCAAAAACTAGCACATCAGCGTAACAATGTCAAGAAATCGATTAAAACTCGTTCAAATTTTGCGAAAACGCAACATTCCGGTCATTTTCCGGGGGGAATCTAATGTAATACCCCTCTTATAGTCCCCCCACTCTTTGAGGCTGGGAGACAGGGGTTAGTGGACATAACTACAGATATTGAGGCTAATTGGGGTACTTAGTTCAAAACTAAGTATTGACAAACCTATATAGTCATGCTAACATGATGTCAGGATAAGAAAAAAGAAAGGAGGAATGAAAATGAAAAATTATACTTGCGCAGAAGGGATAACGGTAAAAGCCAGAACTGAATCCAGCGCCAGGACGAAAATTGAGCGCATCAACCACGCTAGCGTGGGAAATATCTACCTGGCTAACGAAACCCCGCCAGCCTGCTCCTGCGGCTGGAATGGGGAGGTAGACTGGAAAGCATCTGGTCAGAGATGCCCGAAATGCGGTGAATCTCTGACCTAACTCTTTCAGTTCGACCCGCACGGTTCAGACCGAAATAGGGTACTGAAAAGAAGACTCCGAGCCGGAGACACCGGACGGAAAAGAAGGAGAAGGAAAATGAAATCAGCTGAGAAATTACCTAGTATCGAAGAGATGAGAGAAATGTGGAGGAAAATCCACGGCGCAACAGATGCCGAGCTTTCTGAAATGATGCGAAAAAACACTGCTATTTGCCGAAAAGCGGCACGGCGACTACCCAAATCAAATAGTTAGTCTCCTGACTCCGCACTACTGCCAGAGTGCGGGGATGAGGGGATTAAAGCGCCGAGCCGGAGACACCGGACGGAAAAGAAGGAGGAATTAAATGGTAGATAATAGAATGGGATTAACCCCTCTATCATGTGAAAATGGACAGACTCGCTATCAAACTCCCTGCGGTAGCATCATATGCTACCCCAAAAATACAGTAAACGGGAGTTTAGAGGCGTACTACACACACCGTACGCAGTGTCCTGCATGCACTGCGTATTGGGATAACGCCGTTGAGGCTATCCATCAAGCCAATGAGATTATCGGTTATACGCCAGTGACAATACCGGTGATGAGCGAGCAATACGATGACTATGGATGCTACCACAACGAATCAACTGTACGAGCAATCAGGCGCTATCAGCAATCCACAATTAAGACTCCCATTTTCCCAACCGAGGACGAGGCGTATGCCCACATTGGAGATAATTGCCGGCACAGTTGGGTTTGGAACTCCCACGAGGAACAGCGATGCACGAAATGCGGGTGTTTCAAATTAGTACCCGACTCCGAGCCGGAGACACCGGACGGATAAGTAGGAGATGGAAAATTATGTGTAAAGCATTCTCGTGTCTGGTAACTAAAAACAAACGGGTAATCTGGGAAGCAGGGATAGATTCACATGATAAGTTGATTGATAAATATCAAATACCGGATAAAACATCAGAACCCGATTTAATGAAATTTGCTAGGGTGGAGGTTATACCCGATACAATAGAGAAGTACCCCTATCTCTATCCTGATTGTAAATGGAGACTCGAAATTGATGAACGAATCACGCCTGACTGGTGGAGCAGGGTGTATGAAGAACTCGCCATGAAAGCCCTTGGGGAGTGGAAATTAATAATATATGGTGGGTTTAACTATAAAGAAGCCCTCAAACCTTTTAATCCTCTTTTAGTAATTCCGATTGAACCAAACGAAACGGACATAGAAAATATAAAAAAATGGGCTTCAGTTTGGGCTTCAGTCAGGGCTTCAGTCAGGGCTTCAGTCGGGGATTCAGTCGGGGCTTCAGTCATGGCTTCAGTTTGGGATTCAGTCGGGGATTCAGTTTGGGCTTCAGTCGGGGCTTCAGTTTGGGATTCAGTCGGGGATTCAGTCAGGGATTCAGTTTGGGCTTCAGTTTGGGCTTACATTGGTAGCCTCTTCCCAAATATAAAGAAGTGGAAATATATAAAAACCCAGGAAGGGTTTCCATATCAGAGCGCAGTAGATTTATGGAAACGTGGATTCGTCCCTAGTTACGATGGAATAATCTGGAGACTGCACGCAGGAATGGACGCAAAAGTAGTTTACGAGTGGAGTTAGCCAAATTAAATAGATTAAGCGCTCTGCCGGTCTCCGCTCAAGACCGGCGAATATGGATGAGAAGAGAGGTGAAATAATGCCAGGAACAATTAAGCAACTGACCTGTACGCGGTGCGGGAAATCATGGTATCCCCGTTCAACCAAGAAACCCCGCTTCTGCCCTAAATGTAACTCACCCTACTGGGATAGACCAAGGCGAGATACCGGAATAAATTCCATACCGGAATAAATAGTTCCATAATTTGTGGTATGTGGAATTAACAGAAATTCGTATCTGTCTGGACAAAAGTATAGTTAGTCCTTTACATTCCACAGCAAAGGTGCTAACTTATTAACCATGAATAACATAAAACAATTATCAATCAGGACGACAGAGGATAAAATCATCCAGCTAAAGCGGATAGCCCTTGATAAGAAAATAACGCTCCAGGCTCTGATAAATCAGATATTGGACAGAGAACTATCCGCCAGATGAGAACTCGCCACCTTGCCCTGATTAGAGGGCGCAAAAGAGGAGATATTACATGAAACTTACCCTTGAATTCAAAGTTAGGGTCTGTCGGAAATGTGCCCAATGCTATACCCAGAATATGAGGCGGGGCCGGAAACATTGCCGGTCGGCCTTCTCCCCCAGGAAGGGGACATGTGAAAACTTCGAGGAACGAACAAACGGAAAGAAGATATTGTCATGAGTATTGAACCTTTGTGCGGGCGAGAATGGCTTGATAAACATAAATATGACCACACTCAAGCTGAGGTGGATGCTCTCGGCATGGAGATAATAACTCCGGCAGGCAAAACAACCGTAAAGGCAGGAACGTCGAAGAAAGGCCTTAAAGTAATAATAAATCAGAAAATACTAAACAAGGAGGTTAACCATGACGAAGATAATCAGGATTGAGGGTAAAGTGCGGCATGTCTTCCGCACTATCGATTCTATTTGTACCCGGCACCCTGCTATGAACCTGAAAGAGCTCATGGAGCGGGGACTGAAGGCATAGGTAAATACGAGTCGAGCCGGAGTAACTAACTCTCCGTCTCAAAGGAGCAAACCATGAAAAACCTATTGAGGAGATTATACCACGGGAACAACGGGAATGGAAACGGTCATCGTCCAAAACCGGTTCCCTTACCGGACAAACTATTTCCCTCCGAGGATTACAAGTCTTTGGACGCCTATAAATTCGCTCTGGTACATGATTACGAGCATTCGGAGTATAACCGCGTGATGCGTTGGAGACTCGATTTTCAGCCGTCATTCAAGAGTTCCACCGGTTTTTTCCAACGCTCATTAGGCGCTAGCCTCATGGAACTCGTCAAGTTGCCGAAGGGCGTCTCATGGAACGACAGCGCCGGTCTCTGCCAGATGTGGTTTGAAAACCTACCATCTCCGGCTGAAATCATGGCCGCCGTTGAGTACGTCAACCTGGAGGTCACCAGGACGATAGACGAATACCAGAAATATACCGCTATGGAGAAAATAAAGGAGGTAAGAGCCTAATGTCTATAGTATTGCAAAAATACAATAGAATATTGCCCTGCAAGCTGACTATTGCAGAGTCTCAGAGCCGGGGAAAGGAACTCGCCGCTATCCTGGGAGATATCTACTCCGAGGAAGCCAGCCAGAAGAATATCAAGGACCAAATGAAAGAGCGGCTTTCCGAACTGGATGCACGGGCAAGGCGGGTCCAGAATGTCGTCAACTCAGGCGATGAATACCGCGATGTAGCGGTAGAGTCCCGCCTTATGGGGGCAGATATAGTCCAGGTGATAAGACTTGACACCAACGAGGTTATCGAGACCCGTCCCGCCAGGGAAGATGAACTACAGTTACCACTTGACCCCGAGAATCCTCCGCACCAGGACGAGAATTGGCGTAAGGGAATCTGTCTCGACTGTATTAATGCCTGCCCTGACATAGATAGCCGACCCGATGGTGTAGACCAGACCAAGAAAGGCCGGGTTAGAGCTTGTCCATGCTATCAGGTCAAGACCACAGAAATAGACCTGGTAGAGGAGGCAGGTAAATGAAAGAGGGTTTAGATGTCAGCTATGTACTCACTCCTGAACAGCGTGCGGCCGGACTGAAACTCAAAGAGCCGGACGACCACACAGTAGACCTGTACCTGGGTAAAAAGAAGATGTGCTCGTTCTCGGTATCACAAAATCTCTCTCCGGAGATAATCAGGGCTACCGCAGAGCAATACAAAAACTGGACACCAAAGCCAAGAAAGGAGATGGAAAATGAAAACATTAATGATTAACAAGGAAAACCTGAGTAACTATATCAATACCGAAGTCAATTTCGAGGGGCACATTGAAATCGCCGAATGGCTGGGGTGGCTTGATTTTAAATCTATAACGGCGACAGGGAGAATAGAGGTTCACGCCGGTACAGGAATCAAATCCGGGGAGGGAATCAAATCCGGGGAGGGAATCGAAGCCGGTTGGGGCATCGAAGCCGGTGGGGGAATCAACGCCGGTTGGGGCATCGAAGCCGGTACAGGAATCGTAGCCAGGGAGGGCATCGAAGCCGGTGGGGGAATCAACGCCGGTTGGGGAATCGAAGCCGGGGAGGGAATCGTAGCCGGTGGGGGAATCGTAGCCGGTGGGGGAATCGTAGCCGGGGAGGGAATCAAATCCGGTTGGGAAATCGTAGCCGGTGGGGGAATCAAATCCGGTTGGGAAATCGAAGCCGGTACAGGAATCGTAGCCAGGGAGAGCATCGAAGCCGGTGGGGGAATCAAATCCGGTACAGGAATCAACGCCGGTACAGAAATCAAAGCCGGGGCAAATATCAATGTCCGTCTACGAATCTTCGCTGGAACAGTAATGTGGCGACTACCCAAACCTGAAGAACGTGAAGTAAAATGTCTCAGGCTCATTTCAGGTGAAGTTGCCTACGGTAATCTAATCGAATCCGGAAAGGAGGTGGTCAGTTAATGTATATCGTTAAAGTCAAATACTATTCGGAAACAACCAAAGAACTGAGCCCCCGGGAATATACCTATTATTCAGCAGATACGCTTAAGATAGGCGATATTGTTACCGTACCTGTTCGAGACACTACCGCTAAGGCCAAGGTAAGCGCAATTGATGTTCCCGAGTCCGAAATAGCGGCTTTCAAGGAAAAAGTTAAAACTATATCGGCTGGTGCGGTTATCAAAGAAGAACAAACCGATACTGAAACGGTTGAGATTTCATATACTATTACTCCCGAAGAAGTAGCCGTTGCTATGGAAAATATACCCAGTGCCAATATGTCACAAAACGTCCCAGAGACCGCCGCCATTATCCAAATCAAACCGGAAACCAATCCCACCATAATCAGACTTAAAACCGAGTTGGGTAGAATAAGGGACTTAGCTCTGTCCCGGACCATCACCAAAGACGAGGACTTAACCCCGGCGACTAACGACTTAGCAATAATCGCCAAATTCAAGAAAACTCTCGAAGATACGAAGAGCGAATATCTGAAACCCCTGAAAGCCCACATGGATGATTTCAACGCCGTCTTCAATGGAATTAAAGCTCTTTTAGAAGAAGCCGACACAGTCACCCGCTTGAAGATTAAGCAATACCGGGATGAGGCTATAAAGCGAGCGGCAGAGGCCGAGGAAATAAACCGGCAGAAAAATGAACTTGCGCGGAAGGAAGCGGCTTTCAGCGGCACCGGTGAGTTTACCACCGATACCACACCGGTCGATGTGCCTGCGCCGGTGAACCGGGTGTCCACTGAAATGGGTACTGTGAGCGCTACCAAAATCTGGAAGTGGGAACTCCAGGATATGGAACAGGTTCCGGATGATTACAAAATAATCGACGCCGGAAAAATCACCAAGGTGGTCAAGGCAGGTCTCAGGAATATTCCGGGAATACGAATTTATTGTGAAGATAGCTTAAGGGTAAATACAAAATAATGCCAATCCTGGAAAAGGAAATGACCTACGAAGATATAAGGAGAGATGAAATTGATACAAGGTAAAGAGTTATCAACTATGGGTGATAAGGAATTAGCTTTATATGAACTTGAAACCCGCTTCGCTATGGCAACACGGCAAAGGGAGTTGCTGGAAAACTATATCAAGGAACGTCTTAAACCTGAAAAACATTTTTATACAATAGACGATGAACCGGGACGTAAACCGTCACTAACAAAAGAGGGTGCGGAACTTATATGTTTACCTCACGCCTTAAAGGGACGTTACCATTGGCAAGCCGGTCCCGAATCACCCCCTCTTGATGATGCTCCATATCAGATAACTATTAAATGTGAACTGGAGTCAAATGGTAAATTCGCCGGGGAAGGTATTGGCTCCGCCAGTAGTATGATAACCAAAAAAACAGGTGAAAGAATACAACGTCAAAAAGACCCCGGTCTCCGGCATAACTCCACTATCAAAATGGCGTGTAAATCAGCTTATATCGCTGCTACCCTAAATTCAACTGCTGCAAGTGAGTTTTTCACTCAGGACTTAGAAGACGACCAAACTGGAAGTAATGACCAGCAGAATAAATCTGCTGACAAATCTCAACATTGGTGCAAAGAGCACAATACTGTCTATTTCAAAAAGGGCGGGATGAAGGGTTATGCCCACCCAATAGGTGATACCGGAAAGTGGTGCAACGAGAAAATAGAGGAGAAACCGCAGGTTAAAGTTGAGTCATCACCCCCTGAGCAAGTATCCACGTCGTCGGAAGAAGTTCCACCGACCGGACCAGCAACAGAAACCATACCGGTCATAGACGAGAAGCCAATCAAGAACGAAGACATTATCACTCTATCCCAGGAAAAAGAGATAAAGGAATTAGCCGTCAAAAACAATGTGTCCTTAACGGCTGTGGGTAAATATATGTTCAGCGCGGCGGTCAACTGGAATGTCAGGGAACTTAAAGACCTCAAGGTCTGGCAGTACGAGCAACTAAAAAAAGCTATACCTACATTAAAGAAGCCTGCATAGGCAGGGCATAGCGAATAAGAGTAATTTTGCATAGGCAAAGAACCTTAATTTTCATTTGGAGGTAATCAATCCATGAAAGCATTATCTGGGTACGCTGAATGGTTTTGGCTCATGGCGAAGGGTTGGAAAGATGTTGAGAATCGGAACTGGTCTTTGACTAAGTACATCCACCAGTTACCGGTTCGTATTTATCTTCATGCCAGCAAGACGCAGGCAAGCGACGAAGAAATCGACTTTATACACCGCTTGATAGACGGCGAACGGTGGGAAGAATTTATGGCGGTAGACTGGGAGGCAATCCGGGGTCACATCATTGGGGAGATAACAATTACCGACGAGGTAACACATGATGATATTGGGATGAAGATTACGAAGTCTCCCTGGTTTTTCGGGATATACGGCTTTGTAGTCAAAGACGGTAAACTTCTTGATAAGCCGATACCGTATCGAGGGCAACTGGGATTCTTCGAGGTGAACTTACCGGAGGTAAAAACATGAAAGCAGAAGAACTGAGGGAGAAGTTGAAGTCAACATTGAATATCATAGTTAGTTATAAAATCAATGCCCTAACCGGCAAAGCTGAGGAATTTATAGTCGATTATGATGCCGAGTCCCAACTATCCATACTCCGTGAAGCGGTTGGGATGCTATCTTTCCCGCAATATTCAGATAGCGTAAAAGAAGTCGGAAAGCGTCCGGCAGATATAACTTATAGGTTGGGTTCCGAGGATTTCAAAAAAGCCGTCCTGGAAATGCTTGGAGTGGGTGGTAAGTGATGAGGGAAATCTGTTTTTCAAAGAAGATGGACTGGATACCGCGAATGAACAAACTGACTTTGAGATGGAAAGAGAAAAAAGGAATTGATTAATGGCTGACCCACGGATAGAGGACGGTCATATCGATATTGCCAACGAACTGGGAGAGGCTTTCGCTAGAACATATTTTAAACCAAACGAAAGTAAGGTGTTATGGGTGATTCTCCGCAAAACTTACGGTTGGCATAAAAAGACCGATGCTATCAGCTATAGTCAGTTTGAGGAGTCTACGGGAATAGACCGATGGAATATCGCTAAAATTTTAAAGGGTTTAATATCCCGAAATATCATAACCTGCAATTATCCAGGCTTAAACCGGATAATAGAATACGGCGTCCAGAAGGACTATGAAAAATGGAAAGTATTATTAGATTTAACAATAGATGAAAATGTGGAAACTATTGTTAATCCTGTGGAAACTATTGTTAATCCTGTGGAAACTATTGTTAATCCTGACAACAAAACTATTATTAATCCTAACATACACAAAAACAAAATACATATTACAAAAGCAATTACAAAAGCAATATATGGAAAATTTAAAAATGTTACGCTTTCACAAAAAGAGTACCAAAAACTTGTGGATAATTTCACGGAACTCGGTGCTAAAGAGAGAATTGAAAAATTATCAGAGGGGATAGCCTCTCATGGTTATAAATATAAAAGCCATTACGCAACGATATTAACTTGGGAACGTATGAAACAGGAGCGAAACAATGGCGGAGCTAATAAAAATTGGGGACGCCCTCAAAGGCAAGTCAAAGACACAAATCAAGACCTTATTGAAAGCTGGGGCATTGACCCACGAGCAATGCCCGAATGACGATTTTATAGATTCCGGCTGCCCGATTTGTCACGGCGCCGAATTAGTGCATCCACGAGGCCCGGACGGCAGTCCGGATTACGGGCGTGTGGTTGACTGCCGGTGTGTAGCAGCCCAATACGCCAAAATGAGGCGGATAAATCTATTAAAGTATTGTGAACTTCCGCTGGCAACCGAAAAACTCAACTTTGAGAATTTCCGGGTTGGGAACGAGAAAACTTTGAAAGAGGCTTATCAATGTTCCCTGGGTGTTGTGGCGGGTAAGCTAAAATGGCTGGTACTGGCAGGGCATTCCGATTTAGGTAAGACTCACTTGCTGGTAGCTATCTGCCGAGAATGGCTAAAATCCGGACGCCCGGCGAAATATGCCTATGTCCCGCTCCTGCTCGATGAGCTAAGACAAGGTTATAAACCCGGAACTGATATAGATTACGATACGCGGTTTAACTTGTTTTGCGATGTGCCCTTACTCGCGCTGGATGATTTAGGAACTGAGAACTCAACACTCTGGGTGCAAGAGAAGCTAGACACCCTTATTGACTATAGGTATTTTCGTGAACTTCCACTCGTGGTAACAACTAACAAACGGATGGATGAAATAAGCCCGCGCATCCGGTCCCGTCTCCAGCGCATCGATATGGGCAAGATAGTAATAATAAACGCTCCGGAATACCGGACGGTTAAGGGGAGTCATGAATAACATAAAACTACCTGAATCAAAAATCATTCTGGACTTATGTGGAGGCACAGGGGCATGGTCAAAGCCCTATAAAGATGCCGGCTATGATGTGCGGTTGATAACTTTGCCGGAATATGATGTGCGTTACTATAAACCACCGGAGCGGGTTTACGGCGTTCTCGCTGCGCCGCCGTGTACTGAGTTCACGGCTTTTTGTCTGTCTAGGAAAAGAGATTTTAATGGTGGGTTAGATTTGGTCATGGCTTGTCTAAATATTATACATACGAGCCTGATTTTACATTATAAAAATAACGATAAAAATAACGGTGGCTTATCAGGATTAAAATTCTGGGCGTTAGAAAATCCAGGGGGTAGAGCTTATTTGAAATATTTTCTCGGTAAACCTGCTTTTGTATTTAATCCTTTTGACTACGGTGATAAATGGAAAAAAGAAACAAATCTCTGGGGTATATTTAACAATCCAAAACCAATGGGGTATCAATTTGGGATAGAGATAGCAAAAATAAGAAATATGTCTACAAAAAAAGGCATTGATAGGCAAGTCGCTAGGTCGATTACCCCACCTGGATTTGCGAGAGCGTTCTTTGAGGCAAACAAATGAATAACATAAAACTTTGTCCCCGCTGTGGCAGTAATTTATATCCTGGCAGTGATATGCACGGGAAATATGAGTGTTGCTGGCAGTGCGGTTACTATAAGGATTTGGACAAGGAGGGTAAAGAATACGTCTCAGAAGAGAAAGTATCTGGCGGCGCATTTCATCAGGTAAAAAATGTTTGAGATTTATTCAGGGGATAATAGGGAGGTGATGAAATAATGAGCTACGAAATTTATTTGGGGGATAATCGAGAATGATTGAAATTTATTTAGGGGACTCAATGGAGTTAACAGAACAACAGATAAATGCCGGCACCGTTGATTTAATATATACCGACCCGCCCTATTCAAAAGAATTTCACTATCTTTATGAATGGTTAGCGAAAGAGGCTGTGAGAGTATTAAAACCAAATGGTTTTTTAATAACCTATGCTGGTCCCTATTGGAAAGATGTTGTCATGGGGTATCTTGGGCTGTCCTTGCAGTATTTCTACGATTTTGTGCTCATACATGGTGATACATCCATCCTTTGGCCACGCAAAATAGTATCGGGTTATAAGTCTCTATTGTGCTATCACAGGAAGGGATTAAAGCCACTCCCCCGAATGAATGTACTTGGTAAATATGATAAAACTGAGCAAGATAAGCGCTATCACTTTTGGGGACAATCAGAAAAAGAGGCCCGCTATTATATAGATTGTTTTTCGAAAGAAGGTGATTTAGTAGTTGATTATTTTCTCGGTGGAGGTACAACGGCCGAGGTATGCAAACGGTTGAATCGAGACTTTATTGGTTTTGAGAAAGACTTGAATACTTATAATATTGCCCGGGCCCGGGTAGATAATGGCGCCGGTCCGGATGAAGTAAATAATCAGTTAACCCTTATGCCGGAAGCGGTTACAAAATATTCAGATTGAGGCTGGAATGAGGCTGGAATGAGGCTGGAATGAGGCTGGAATGAGGCTGGAATGACTAAATGGACAGAGGAAGAGTTAGCAAGGGTTATGCACGAGAACAACCTGAGAATCATTGGCGGTACCGGTGGTAAAAAAGCATCTGGTACCAACCCGGTACCCTACAGGCATGAGACATTAAAAGCTGAGGCTAAAATGCCCGGTACCCGCAACACTGAGGAAGAGGACTTGCAGAGGGCTAGAGGAGTATATCTGAGTTCATACAAAAAGCCCAACAAACATAATGCGGTAGCTTCTGAATTTAATGGGAGGGTATATCCTTCAAAGAAAGCGGCGGCTCATGCCCAAGAGGATGTTTTGAGAATCAAGGCAGGGGATATTGACTTCACCCTTGAGGAAGTGTCCTTTAGAATACCAGGTGGAGCGAAGCACCGTCTTGATTGTGTCCATTTCAAAAGAGTGGGTGATTTCTGGAAAATTCATTGGGTTGAGGTCAAGGGCAGAGATTTGCCACTTGGACGTCTAAAACGCCGACAAGTTGAGGAAATATACCAGATACACATAGAGGTAGTTTAAGGAGGGTTAAAAGGAATTTATAATGGTAAACAAAGAAACTGGGAAAGAGGAAGATTACTCAACTACTAACAGGGAGATATACTTGCAATCTCTATTTCCGATATTAACAGAGTCTGAAATAGCCACAAAAATATTACCTGGTCTTAGTAGGGAGCGAAAATATAAAGGCGATGGAATTATAGTAACCACTGTAGATGTTGAGCCTCTACTCCAATCCCAAGTTCGGAAGACCCTTCAGGATGTGGTGAAGTGGCTGGATATGCTGTGTACGGCAGAGACATCAAGGAGATATGAGGAGGTAAGATGATAGGAGTCCCAGCTAAGAATTGTGGCTGCGGTAATTATCAGCCTAAATTCATCGGCTTATTAAATATAAATTGGGCTACTGGGTGTTGCTCTCTCGGATTTGAGTGCCAAAGTTGTCATAAGCAGGGTCAAGTACTACAGATGCTTAATCTTGAGGGCGGTCTTGGTGAGTTATTTAAACATGAAAAATGTATAGAAGTGAAGCGAGGTTAAGTTGCCGGACTGGTATTCGCCATCTGAAATGAAATATAGCAGGTATCAGTTGCCCTGGCTTCTTGAGAACCTTTATTCTATCCGGACCGGCACCTGGCCGGAAGACCCGAAGATTTCACCGCGGGACAGGCAGCGAAGCGGTCATGCTTACTTTGAAGAATCAATCATGATAGCCTCTGAGTTGGAAAGGCGTCTGTTGAAATGCGGCGAGGATGGGCATATCTGTAAGGCATACTACTGCTGGAAGGACAGTCCCGAAAGCATCGCTAAGACCTTCGGTATATCTAATGATGAACTGGAGGCGCGGGTAAGGGCTGTCCTTTGGTATTGTTCAGGAGCGGACTTTAAAGACCGCCCTTATCGACGCTGGCTGGCAAAAAGAGGGGCTAGAAAGGTACATTATTATTAGGCAACCCAGCCTCTTTTCCTTAGTAATCACCCCTATTTCGATTCTAATCTAGAGAGTTTGGCTTTCAACGCTTTTACTTCCTGGCTCTTAATCATGCCGACTATCGCATTGAGTACCACGATAATAAGACCGGCGATAGACACCCACATACCTGTGAACAGGCTATTGTCCACTGCAAAAGTAATTACCAGGATAAGGATAGCGATAAGGTTCAGCCAGAAGAAACGACTTTTTAGAAATTCAGGTAACTGCATTTTAACCTCCCAATATTCTTTTTAATATTCCGGCGCCGGGCAAACATCCCGGTCTTTTGATTCCGGTTACTGTAAAAGTGAAATAGTGGGCGTCATACCCGCCTACCTGCTGGAATACCTCGATTGCGGAAAACGACATAGTGAAAAGTCCTCTATTACCCCAGTCCTTACCCCAGGAGTTGATACAGAGAAAACGGTTAATTGAGTTATCATATCCATAAATACAGGTCTCATGCCCTCCGGCTATACCATTCTCGGCGGTAACTTCTGGTAACATCCCATCGACCGGATTCATCCAGGTATGAAACCAAGGAGAACCTATCGAGATAAAATGACCGTCCGCCAGGGCAGCCTTAATTCCCTCTACGCCATCCACAACCCGGTAGTAAGCAAAGTCAAGATATTTGGAAGCCTGCGCCATTCTTTCACTGGAGGGCATTGTTTTATCCAACTTTGAATCATCATATGGCCAGAAGCTCTCCAATAGACAACCGTTCTTTAACAACCAGTCGCAAGCATCTCTCGGTGAACATCCGGTATCATTGGCAATACCACCCTCAAGAGCTCTGGCTCCGTTGTAAATCCAGGTAGGAGAGTACCATTCCTGATAAGCGTTTTGTTTTTTAACGACAGAAACGAGATTTGCGCCTATCCCGAATCCCACGCATGAACCCACATTCCCCTGATTGCGCACAGTAGGGAGATACTGCGAGAGGTCAACCTTATCGGGTAAAGGTACGGCAACCGGTATTTTATAAAGATAGTCCCGATAGTCCCACTTATCTTTTATCCAGCCCATTTGAGACATCTTCCCCTCCTTACTTTATAAATAATGCTATCAAAGCCAGTACGGTCGGTATGGCTGCAAACAAAGACATAATTATCCAGTTCTTACCAGCAGCGAAAGAGTTAGCGTTTTCTATTGTTTTTAACCTTGCATCAAAGGAGGCAGTCATCGATTCAAGATGTTCCTTTGTGGCTAATGACCCGCGCTCCTCTTTGAGTTGCTCCCTAAATTCGTTCATTCCCTCAAGCCGGGCGGTCATGGAGTCCTCTGCCTTCTTAATGGCTATTTCATTCAACTGGAAATGCTGAGCAGTAAATTTAGATTGGGCATCGATTTTATCTTCTAAGTTCTTAATCAATGCACCTACATAATCTTTAATGGTAACATCATCACTAGTTTTTTGAGTCATGGCTCATGAGCCTCCTAGTTAAGATAAATTAAGGTGATTCTTCCCATATCGCAGTCCACGAACCGTTTGTTTTGCATTTCAGGTATTTTGCATCGCCCGCATCTATACACCAGTATGTATCTCCAAGTTTCGGCGATGCGGGCGCATTAACAAAAAGACCATGAGGTTCATTAAGGGAGGTTGTAGCTATTATTTGTTTATAGACCCACTGATTGGATAATTGCTCTATCAATAGTTCGGCATTGGACTTGATTTTGTCTATTTGGGCTTGACTATCTTGAAACTGCTTATTGAAATAAGCATACATATGCTGCATGGCGTCTACCATGTTTTCCGTATCCCTCTGAATTTCGGCGTTCATAAACTTTTCAAAAATATTCGTGGTTTTCTTGCCATAGAAGAAGGTCATGTTGAACTCGCCTGTCTCAGGGTCAAAATTACGGACTATCTTCTGAATATTACCGCAGCGGTTATCTATTCCCTGAAAACAGGCTGCTAGACTGCCCACAATATTGATAGTCCCCTCAATCTCCAAGCCGATTTCATTGGAGTAACCAGAAATTACACCGGTAATATTGACTTCACCGCCTACATCTACACTTTGTACGGTATTACCGGTTGACAGGTTTCCCGATATAAGTACATTCCCACCGATTTCACGTTGATAAATATTAACGGAGTCGAGGACTACTTCCAATATTCCTAATATCCAAACAGCCCCCCATACAGTCTCATAATAGATAACCGGCCCGCTTAATTCTGTAGCAATAACACCGACTATATTTATCCTGCCAGAGCAACTCTTACTATATGTAGGCAACGTTAACCTCCGGGTACAAAGGTAACAGTATATGTGAAGATAATCTTATTACCTGAATGGACAACCTGAGCGGAAGATAAACGTGTACGGTCCATCAAAGTATCCCCGGTACTGGCGTTGAATAATCCATGTTCGGCGATGGTGTAATCTCCGTCATAGGTTATCTCTCCTACACTTCTGTATTGTGAAGGAGCGTAATTTATCTGAGTACCAACCACACGACTACCAACCGGAGTCCCCAATGCTGTATTTGCAGACGATTCCACCCCCACTCCAGTTCCGCTATGATGGTATTTATAATTAGAAAATATACCATATGTAGCGGTAATACCAAGCAGGGCATCTACAATATGATTGGTGAAGTATTGAGTGATACACTTATTACCAGAGGCATGGCCAACTTCGTGATAGCACTTCATAATATCGGGCTTTAACTCTGGTCTCCATTTCTCTATGAATATCAGAGCCTTTGCTTTCTCTGCTAAATCAGAGAACATTTTTAATTCGGGTAATAGATTTTCCAGTTTGCTCCAGTCTGGTGCATAATTTACCGCTTCCAATTTACATTCTGTCATTTTTACCTCCCTTAATTTGATTTAAATTTACCAGTTATATTCACGTAATCCCAGATTTCCTGGGATACGTTCATTGGTACTATCGCCTGTCCCGATTCCGCATCTAGTTGATAATGTTGGAGTATACCTTCAGCAACTAATTGCGCCTGAGCATTATCAACCAAGTCTTCAAATGAATATCTAACACGTCTTAAAATCGGAAGTATTGCATAACTGGGGTCTTCGGCGTACCCACATATAAGTTCGGATACAGGTGTTTCTTGTGCCCAAACATAAACGTAGTTTGGTATCACAATGCGGGTACGTTTTGACCTTCCGTAGAATTTATGGTCGGCATCTTCCAAACTATATTCGTAGTCATAAGTTGTGCCTGAAATCGTAGGATTCAAGATATGGATATGTCCATCATTCCCAAATCTTTTAACACACTTGGTTAATCCGAGTAATTGGTTAACTTTATCTAGTCTGTTATCATACTGATTAATAACAACTCTTTTGGCAGCAAAAAACGTGTCATCGTCAATTAGGTCATCCTCGGAGTCCCAATCAACATCCCATGATTTCAGACCACTATACGGAGATAAGGTGGCATTTAGGATTCCATTGATGAAATCCTTTATAGTGTAATTAACTGCGTAACCGGTGTATTCGGCATCGTAATGCCATTCATCTGCCGCTTCGTCTCCACTAAGAAGATTAGGTATCCCCACACATGAGAGATAAAGTGCATTCTCTGCCGGATTAGTGTTTTCCTGTGCCGCTATTACCCACAAGGGAGCGCATTGACCGCCGGAATAATCGTCTCCCCCATCATGGTTGACTCCCCAATAAATATCACACTGATAACCCTCAAGATTGAGTCCAGTTAAAGTACCATCATTATTATTCAGGGATATCTCTAAAGTGTGGGAGTCGTCCTCTTCAGTATGTATAGGTGTAGGTATCATCCGGTCTTTCTCAAAGGTCAGGGTATCGTGTCCAGGACAAGAAAGGACTATCTTCAGAAGCGCCTTTTTACTTAACTGAATCTGGGCTAGTCTTAAACTATCGGAAAGGTCTCTCATTTATTACCTCGAATACTGACATGATGTTCTGGGTCTGATTAATTGTTTTAACCTCTTTTCAGTTTCAAGAACTTTGCGTCTTCCCCAAGATTCGAGAATACCTCCAGAGGTGGCTACTGATAACCTGCTTGTAACCTCTCTGAAATGACCGTTAGATTGATTCAGGATATTGTTTATTGTACTCATTTGCGCGGTAGCCTGTTTTAGAAGGGCATCACTATTTCCTTCTCGGGCTTGTCCATCTCGTATATAACCAATGGCCTGGTTTAAGTCTGCGTTTGCTAGAGATATTTGTGCTGCCATCTGTTGATTATAGGCGCCAGCATTCCCTTCTCTGGCTTGACCTTCGCTAATGAAACCGGAAGCGTTGTTTAAGATAGCATTGGCATTATTAAGAGCTATGGTTGATAACTGAATATACTCCTGGAATATACGACTAACCTTATCAACATCGGTAATTGCCGTATCTCTGGCATCTGTTGCTTTCTCTATCTCATCTTCTACAGTATTGAGTAGGGTTCTGCTTTCATCCAGTAAAGCGGTAATCTTTACAGTCTCAACTCTCCCATCCGCTACATCAGTCGTTGCCTGCGTAAGTCGTGCCGTCATATCCCCTATTTTTGTATGTGCTAAATCTATCAATGCACTTATCTTGACAGATTCCACCCTCCCAAGAGCAATATCCTCTAAAGCTTGAATCATCCTAGCGGACATAGTGCTTAAAAGTGTACTCGTGGTTCCGATAGTGGTTATGGCTGTCTGAGTCTGTTGGTAGGTTACATTTGAGTGGTTTATCGCTACTTGTCCGGCAACCCAGTCAGCAAGCAAATCTTCCAGTTCTGGAGTTAAAGTCGATTCGTGAACATAAAGTTGTACCGCTATATCGACAGGAACATCGACTACTAAGGCTGGATGTATATTGACTGTAGCCTCATTTTTGGTTTCATTTATAGTTGCCGTATTTATAATGGTGTATTCTGTCGTATCACCTATAATTTTCAATCGGGTATATTTATTGATAGTTCCAGTTCCCAATGCTTTCAGAACTAATGAGGTAGCGCCGGCAACTGCGGCAGTTTTTATCTCACCATATTTAGTAGTCATGAAAACCCCCTGTTCTTCATCTATTCCTCTGGAAATTCATAATCAGTTATACCGATTTCTTTTTGCAGGATGTGAATCTTCGGTGTCCATAAATAGACATTCTCATTGCCGTTAGGTAGAGTATCGATTCCAAGATTAAGGACATCTCCGTTCTTCTCGAAGTTATGATATTTCTTCTCACTGAAATTGGCTTCTGATTGACCAGATGGATAGTATTCAACTCGCCTATCTAGCAAGGAATCTATTAGTCCTAGTTTCTGTCCGGCTGTTAAAGTGATGTCCCTGGAACTAGGGACAGTAGCCAGCTTTTCCGGGACAATGTAGGGACTATTCCTAGATACGATAGCCAGACCTTGGGGTATTATGGAATCAATCTCGGCATTAGTGAAATTTTCATTGGATAAGTCATGAAGGATAGCCTTAATCTGCGCCACTATTTCGGCATATGTTCTAGTTGAAGAACCCAAGTCCTGACGGCAAACTGGGAATGTGTCAATTAGTCCATAAATATAACTTTCAATCAATAATATATTTTGTATACTGCAAATTCCATCGCCAAAGAGATTAGCTCTTTTAAATTCCTCTTCCGTAAATTCTCTCAAGTCTAATAGATATTCCCCAATTAAGGTTATATCATCTTCCGTAACAAGACCATCATCATCGATATCTCCAAAATCAGTCCCATCAGGTGGTATTCTGTCTGGCATATTACCTCCCAGCTATACAAAGCCCTCTCTGCCTTAAATTAGGGGCTATAGCGTGCATGTTTTAGTCCGGCTTATAACCGTGGTCGATAGCATCAAGAAGTCGCTTGGCTCTCACCGCTGCGCCATGACTACGGCAATGCTGTTTTACTTTCCAGACCAATATGCCGTTTATTTTAACCTGGTGCATGACGTTCTTATCCTCGACCTTGTATGGCATATTTACTTATTCCCGGCTTTCGCCATTTCCTTTTCCATTCGTCTTCTTTCCGCTCTATTAGGGGCGTTGGCAATCTCCCGTTGTTCAAGCAATCCCGGAATTTCTTCCAACGCAGGCATCCAGTAGTTTTGAAATACCAGAGCCTCGTCATAATCCATAGCCTTCGCCCTGGCTTTCGATTTCCTTTCTTCGATAGCCCCCGACTTCTTTTCTTGATACGCCTGTTCCAGGTATTCTACGATTTCATCCGGAGTGCAGGCTCCCTCCCAGGAGTTCTGCATCGTAAATTCCCGGGTGATATCTTTCAGAAGCCATCCGCCGTCGATTAGCTCCGGTATGGCCGTCCAGTTAGTCCCGATGACCGGCACTCCGCATGCTTCCGCCTCAATTATCGGGATGCCAAAGCCCTCGCCTTTACTGGCCTGAAGATAGACGTCCATCATGTTGTATATGTGGGACATGGCCTCGTCTTCGATGCCGGTCGCTACGTTGCTGGCATTGGGGAAATAGGTTATCTTTTCAACTCCCAGGGATTCTTTCAGGGCGTGCAGGTTTCTGCCGGTTCCTTCCAGCGGGTCGGTGTGGCAGTACATCAATACGTCGTCGTGATACTTGGCGAACTTGGCAAGGGCGGTGAACATTCCTACCCAGTTCTTACGCTCCCTTACATTCGTTCCTACCGAACCGATGATGAACTTGTTATCGAAGCCGTACCTTTTCCTGGCTATCTCTGCCTTGCTTTTGTCCGGCTGGAATATCGAGCAGTTAATCCCGTGCGGTATGTAGAAATGGGGAATATGGCAACGTTCCATTTCCGCAGCTCCGTGCTTCGACATCGCTATGGCCTTGACTACGCCTTTGTGGTTTTGCAGAGTCTTACCCACTTGCGGTGGTATGGGGTCATGGTCTATCGGTGCCCAAGGGAACCAATTCATAGTATCGGGTAGTTTCTCCAGTACCCACGAATCGGTTAGCGAAATAAGGCAATCTGCATTGAAGTCGTCATAGAACGTCTTGCAGTACTGGATACCGTAATCGTCGGAGGGATTGGGGTAAATCGGTATCTGTCCCAACCAGTCCATCTTCGACCCCTTCAACCCGAAGTAAGCGAAGATTGCTACTTCATGCTTGGCAGACTTCAGGAATCGGGTTACATAATTGGTCTGCTTGCCGTAGCCGGTGGGACAAAATGGTGATACCGATAGCCAGAGTATCCGCATACTACTTGCCACTCCTCTTCTTTTTGCTCTTGACGGCGGGTTTAATATACTTGTGGAAGTCCGGGGCGAATTTTCCGCCGTTCTCCTTTACTTTTTTAACAAAGCAATCGTGACAGACCGGAACCCCGTCATGAGATTTTTCTGTTTCCTTTTTACAGATAACGCATTTCATTTTCTTACTCCCATTGGGGAGAGGTTTTTAAGCCTCTCCCCTCTCACAATAGGTCTAGTTGGCGTCGCAGAACCGGGCTGCGTAGTCCTTGTCGAGCGTCTTCACACCCAACAGCATATCGATGGAACACGTGTTCTTTTTGGAAGTGCTGTTATAGGCGAAGACTACACGGCAAGACAGTCCTTTATAGTTGGCGTAAGACGACTGAGCGCCTCCCAGCGGAGGTTCAAGCGGCCTTGTTACCAGGGCAAAGGCGTTCTTGTGGAATGCCATGCTTACCCGGGTGTCTCCCTGGAAAGTGACCACCGCAGCGCTGGCGATTGCCGCATCCAGAGCCGGGGTGAAGGTAACCACTGCCACAGTTGACCCCACAGTTGCTCCGGTGACTATCAGGTAGCCCTTGTCGCTTCCGGCTACTTTAAAGACGTCTCCGGCGGCTACGACCTCGGCGTTGGTCAGCGAGCCGATGGTTGCGGCGGTCGCTCCCGCAGTGGCAGCGCCGCTCATTACGCCGGCGGTGTCCGTTATGCCGGAATCATACCTCGGCTGGTTCTGGTCCATGAAGCAATCAAAGCCCATCACGTGCCCCAGTTCCGCTTCCTTGATGCCTATCATCTCACCCCGCTTGTCGGCGTGCAGGAAGGCGTCCATAGCGGAATAGCGGGCTTTGGTGTACGGATGCAGAACGAGTCTCCGGTCTCTAGGCGGGCACTTTTGCAGGTCGAGCTGAAGTCCGATGTTGGCGATATCGGACGGCGATACCGTTGCACCACTGGTAGCATGCCCGGCTATGTTGGTATAGAGAGCCGCCAGCGTTGAATCGACCTTCTGGGCAAGGGCGGAGAAAGCCGGTTCCAACACCTGGTTCTGTAAAGAGACGATGTCCAGGCTGAGTTCTTTGGCGGTTAGCTCAAAGGATACATCCAGGATGGTATCCATGACCACCTGAACGCTGGACTCGACCACTTCCTGCACCGCGATGGTAGTCGAAAAGGCAGTTGCCGTAAAGCTGGCGGGTTTGCGAATGGTCACAGTAGAGCCTACCTTCTGGAATTCGTCTGCGTAGTCCCTGTGTACCAGATTCGCCCATACGCAGTTGTTTTCCAATATAGGCAGCCCTATCCTGGCCACAATAGATGGTGTAATTAATGTCTGGGTCATCTACTTACCTCCCGGTTATACCGGGGGAATCTATTTCCTTTTCTTCTTCAGCCATTCAGCAAATTGCTCAGGAGTCCATTTCTCCATCTGCGATACCGTTGGCTGTCCAAAAGCTCCGGAAGAGGTATTCCTGTCGGGAGTAAACTCATCCTCTTTATTCTCTTCCTCCGGTTTCTTGGTGGAAGAGCCAAGACGCTTGGCGTATTTCTCCAGTTTCTCGGGGTCGGATATTCCCAGTTCCAGTAACTCGTTGACATCGGCGCCGTACTTGGCTGCCAGAGTAGAACAAAGGTTCTTGACCGTAGTCTCATTGAGATATTGTTCCCTTGCCTCTATCTCTTTTTGACGGGCCTTTAGAGTCCTTTCCCTCTTATCAATGTCTTTAGCGCGTACGGCAACATCATCTTCCGCCAAAGCGTGCTTTAACTTTTCCGGGTCATCTCTGTAAGAAGCGAGTCGTTGTTCACGCATATTGTTTTCGAGTTCTTCGATTCTAGAGTTGGTTTCCTGGAGTTCCGCTTTTATTTCGTCCCGTTCGGATTGAGTTTTCGCCAGGTCAGCATTGAGAGTCTTGACACGTCCATCGGTAGCTTTCTTCTCTTTGCTGAGCTTGCTATATTCCTCGAAGGTGTACGTCTTCGTTTCGCCTGGAGTAGTTACACTCTGCTCAGGAGCCTTGTCCCCTGCGGGAGAGGAGTCCTGATTGGTCTTTGTGCTTTCGTCCACTGAATGTTCCCCCTTGTCGTATTTAAAGCCTGCCGTTCATATTCCGGTCAGGCAAACGACCTAATTACTTCATCTCAAAGCCTGGTTAATCAAATCCTGAGCGGACTTCGAGGTAACGGTAGTTATAGACCCATGCTCCAGAGCGTCTATTTGTTTCTTATCCTTTGCAAACGCCGGATATTTATTTAACATTTGCTCTCTGGCGTATTCTCTGCCCTTTCTGTAACTGTAATCAGATTTCTTGGGATAACTGGGTAGATAGTTTGGTGAGTCCTCGTCACCATAAGATTCATAAAGACGGAGTAAATCGGCGTTCTTTACCTTGAGTTCCAAGACTTCAAGTTTAGAGGTAGGTTCTTTCCGTCCCAACCATTCAATTAGTTTGGAATTCTTTTTCAGGATTAACGATACCTCCCATGACGAACTACCATGTTTAGCAGTCTCTTCCTGCACCTTAATATAGTCAATAGCCAGTTCCTTCGGAGGTATGTATTCAGAGTATGACTGTAAAGGAAAGTCCATCTCATCAAGTAACGTCACTGCCTTATCGTAAGCCTTCTGAGTCAATATCTTCTCTTGTCCAAATATGGCGAGTTTGGCGTTCTCCTCCGGGTTATCTATCAAGTATTGTTCTCTCGGATTGACTTCTAACTCAGGATGAGATTCGAGGAATTTTGCTTTTTGTGTATTATCCTGAATATTGTTATATTCTACGAGGTTGGCATAATCTCTTTGACTCATATTACCAAAGTATGCCTTACTGGTACGTTTATCAGTATCAAATTTAGCTAGTGCGTCTGGGTCGTTTAGTAGTTTCTGTCTATCTAGCCACATCTTCCGGTATTCTACTATCGTTGCTCCTGTCTCTGTGTCCTTTTTTATCTCAGATAATTTAACATTAGGTATATCACTTAATGTATTCTTAGTCTTTAATGCCTCTGCCATTACTGTCATATACTTTGGGAATCCCTTTTCTATTGAGTATTCCTTCGGGTCAACACCCTTAATCTTAATGACGTTATTTGCCCATAAATCTTTTACATCGTATATTGGTTCGGTGACCCCATAATCCAGATTATCAGAATACTTCGGTAGACCAAGACTAGAGAAATCATCTACCCAATCTCCTGTATAAGTCTGAGTGCCAGCGCCTACCAGAGAAGGTATCGTAACTAATGCCCCTGTCGCAATATCATCCTTAAATGCTTCGTAAATATCAGCCAGAGCCAATGGAGCGAATCTATCTATCCACTGTTTCTTATCCGTTAGAGTTACTTTTTCACCGAGATAAGTCTCACCTGTCCATATTTCAGATATGGCAGAGGCAAAAGGTGATAACTTACTTCTTACAAATTTAGTCAAAGTGTCATATGTATCAGCAGGATATTCCGCACCTGTAATACTTGATACTCCCTTATCACTACCAAAGGGATTGATTCGAGATAACATAACTACATACTGCTGGAATCCACCCCAAGGGTCTATCCTGGTATTGCCAATTCTAACCTTCATAAAGTCGGCGCTTCGGTTATCGGTCTCAACATCCCAAATACCAAGTTGTTTACCAAGAAGTAGTACGCCTGATACTGTACCTACAAAGGATATGAGATTTTTCCATGCCTCCATCCTAACACGTGGGTTAGAAGACCATAGGAAAGTAGGAGTTAATATACGTCCTAGATTAAGACGCATCGAAAAGAATCCAGCGTTAATTGCCGGAGCCAGTTTCCCAACATTCCCAAGTTGCGCCCTACCGGTCATAGACTCTAGCATTTTGCCAAAGTCTTTCATTTCCTTTTCGATACTGAAGACTTCACCGACTTTTAATTTTATTTCTCCCTTGCCTATCTTCTCACTTATCTTGTTTATATTCTCATAATACTGTTTGAATATACGCCAGTTATGTTCATTAGTTCCTGTAACAAAAGACCGTTCAGATACTTTCACCCAGGGTAGTTTGGCAGTAAGTTTTGGTATAGGTCTATTTTGTCCGGTAGTAAAACCATATTCCTCAACACCTTTCCATTGTGCCGTACCTTTTGGCAATGTACGAGGTCTGAGGAAATCCAAATCCGTCTTGTCGTAAATATGATAAATAGGGTCATTTATTATCCTTGACCATGAGGCTTCGGCACTCTTTTCACTCCACATGGCTTTCCATGATTCAAGGTTAGCCGCAGCAAATCCCTTTTTGTTATTCATAATTAGTGGGGATTGCTGTCTCCACCATGACATATCTGCGGAGGCACGCATAGCACGTAAGAAGTTACCTATATCTACGGCGGTTGTACCAATCTCTTTTAATCCACGCCAAATAATATTTCTTTGAGTAGCAGGTATCATTGGGAGTGCCTTAAAAGCATCATCAATCGGAGCTTCAAACATAGTTATTTGTACTGGTTCAGGTGTAATTTCAGTACCAAATTTCTGCAAGTCAGTCTCTATCTGTGCTTTTGTACGTGTTTCTTTAAAAGATAGACCTATCTTTTCTGGAGGTTTCTCCATTAAATTCTCTTTAAGTTCCAATATCAATTCATCTGGTTTACCACCTAACTTAACTTGTTCACGTGGTACATTACGTAGACTACGTAAGTATTCCATTGTTTCAGCATCAGGGGGTATTGGTTCTCTCCCGGTTTCATGGAATATACCTTCAACAACATCTTTAAGAGGTTTCTTTTCCTCTGCCGCTTTTTCAATGGCTTTAAGTATCGGAGGATTATCACTGAATACCTTTTGGAGTCTTGTTAATGCTGAGCCTCCCTTGATACCTGGTATCTGGGGAATAGGTTGACCAGCTAGAGCATTTGTTAATGCTTCTCTGGTTGACATATATTCATAGGGGTTATCTTTTAATACAAAGGCAACCTTTGCATATAAAGCGTCAATAATCTCATTAGTCCAGAATTTCTCAAATACATCCTTTGTTACAGAAGGTAGTTTACCTGACATGGTTTCCTTTATGGCTGTTTCAAAGGCTTTAGTTTCATCTCCGGTATTGAGATATATCTCATCCCATCTTGACTTAAAAGATTCGGCTCTCTTGGCACGTTCCAGTTTTCTTAATTCCTGAGTAGTCTCCCACAGTTCAATAGTTTCGGGACTATCAAGAACATCACCGAACTTCTTAAGCATGGTTTCAGTTTCGGCGGTAGTCATTTTAGTTTCGATACCTGTAGTAACATCTTTTATCGGTTCAGGATGATATTCAATTACCTCAGTCGGTGGTATCTCTACACCCTTCACTACCTGTGCTTCCAGTTCCTCGACAGTCTGAGGTTGAACGGTTTCAGATATACCGCCAGTAGTGGTCTTGGTAGTCTCAGATACTAAAGGTTGTGTCTTAGGTGTAGTTGCAAATTCAGACCTGAGTGTATTGACTTCGTTTGTTCTTTTAGTAATTTGTTCTCTTAAACTTTTAGCTTCTTCTATCCCCGCCTTTAACTCGTTTGCTCCGGCGTATCCTCTATCCTCAGCCATAGTATCAAGTGCATACTCCCATTTGACGTTCTTACCGTCTGGAGTCATCATGCCGGATGTTGGTTCACGACCACCGATAAGGACTTTAGTCTTTACAGTCTTACCATTGACAGTACCGGTCTGTACTTTCCATTTAGCACCTGTCAGTTGTCGATATTCGTTCGGTGTGATATAAGAGAAAGCACCCTCTTTTTTACCTAGTTTTTGAGTTATTATTCCAGTAATATCGTTCGCCGGATGTTGTTCAAGAGTTTCCTTTAGACCGGATAATTCCATTTCAGCTTTATATAAATCCTCTCCTATTTCCTGATAAGTTCTGCCAGCTTCTGGAAACATATCTACTTGACCCGGCAAAGGTTTCGCTACCTCTGCCTTTTTAATTGCCTCAACATCTACGAGAGGTTGTTTAACTCCCCCTCCGGCACCCTCTTCAAACATCTTGACTTGTCCAGCCTCTTTGCCCATACCCGCAAGTCCGGTCTGAACGGAAGTACCTTTTGCCATTTCAGTAGTTGGCTTGATGGCCTCAATACCGCCAGTAGTAGCCTTAGCCTCTGCGGATACTACAGGTTGTGCCTTAGCCAGGTCTGGATAGTCCTTCAATACATCTGCCGGTACTGGTTTGCCCTCAGAGAGGGCTTTTTCTATACTATACCTGTGACCTCCTGCAAACTCCTCTTTAACCCTCTCGGCATATGATGATGCTTCAACCTCTTTACCATTAGCATCAATTCTATACCACTTATTACCCTTTTGGTGAAAACCATTTATTTCTAATTTATTGGCTATTTCCTCCTCTCTGGTCATTTGCCAGGGTTCTTTCGGTGTCTCAGGGACTTTGGGAGTCTCTTCGCCACCTCCTGGTATCTTTACTGCACCTGTCTCACTAGTAATAACCTCACCTGCCTTTGTTTTGACCTTTCCCGTGATATTCTTCAGTTCTGCTATTACTGCCTTTTGTTGGGCACGTGAGAGACTTCCCCATGCCGTTCCCACACCGAGTAATGTCGTCATACCTACTTGAAAAGCCTTCATTTTCGGAGACATCTCATCCCAGTACTGAGCCGTTAATGTCGCACTAGCTCCGGTAGCTATCGCCATCGAGGTAAGGTTCAATGCCTTCGCTATTCTGGCAGCTTCCGCCGCATCCCTCACTATCTTGCCCGCTTTAGTTATCCATCCCAACCCGGGAATCAACACCGCAACATCCCAGGCAACATCACTCGGTTCTATTCTGGCAGTCCCACCTACCTGATTATAAGCCTGTTGGACTTCGGTAAGATTCTGGATAAGTCTAGTAGTGTCATTCACTACCTGTTCTTCACTGAAATCAGGGTCGGTTGCTATCGGAGGCATAGTCATATCGAGTTTGTGTTCTTTAATATACTGACTCTGAAAGTCAAGATAAGATTCAGGCGATACCGCCTTACCAACTCCAGGTAATACATAAGGCAGGACTTTCCCTATTGCGCTTCGCATCTGTGCGCCTTCACCAAATCTTTTAACATATTCCTTTGAAGCCTCGTCTAACTTGTCGTAATATTTTCTGGCGTACTCGTAGTCCACCTTATCCTTCTTAGGAAGTCTGGATAACGCTCCAGGTGTAGACTCCAACATTTGAAAAGCTGAAGTGTCGAGTATGGGCTTAGTCCCGAATCCTTGCTCCGCCATCCAGTCTTTGATAAACCTACCTTCGGTTGGGACCAACTCACCGTAAGATTCAGTTGCCGTTTTGCGAGACTGTGATATTTGACTAATCATCCCACTTGCGATACGGTATCTTAAATCCGCTTCGGATGCTATAGGCAGTGTAAAGTATTCCCATTCGGTGATGGGTTCACCGAATATCTCCTTCATTTCAACGGGTGTAATATCCGGGAACATCTTCTGAGTAAGGAACTCAGTATCCTTTGTGCGTCCGGCTTGTTGAATCGCCTCCAGGAATCCCTGTGGGTCGGTATCGGCAAAATTCAAAATATTATCGATATCCTGTTGTGGGAAGACATCCCCGAATATGTCCTTAATATTCTGATATTCCCTTTTCTGCGCTTCTATCTGTGTATTCGCTACAAAACCAAGGGGATTGACTGTATAAATATCGCCGAAGTCTTCCCAGGTGGGCGCTTTCAATCCAGTCTGAATAGATAATTGCTTTGCAGGGACTCCCGATTCTGGTAACTGCTGTTCCTGTTCTATTTTCTTCTGGAATTCATCAACCGTAAAGGTCTTACCCTCCGGTGTAGTTATAGTCTGGTCGTCGTGTATCTCGTAATTTAAGGGAGTGATATAACTTAATTTGTAACCTGGCTCCCTAGTGGAATCCGGCGTAATTCTCAACATATAATCGGGATTGGGCAGGTCGATATTGAAATTAGCCTTTGCCTCATCACTGGAATACACCTTTGGGACAAGGGCAGCCTTACGTTCCTCTTCGGATTTTCCCCGCAGCTTGGCAATCATCTTGCGGGTGTCCGCCAGAGATGTCCCGTACTGTCTCATTAACTCGGCAACTTTAGACACTCTTATTTAACGAACCTTATTCCAAGACTTTCCATTACTTGATGGATACCATAACTTAGTTGCTCCAGCCGTTCATGTTCTACCTTGCAATCACAGTAAGTACAATTAACAGCTTCCAGAAACTCATGAATAAAGGTCTTACTCAGCATCGGGGCATTATAATCACTGTCTAGTGATATGACGTGATTACGAAGGTCACACTCTCCAAAGTTATTATTCCCCTGTACCATTCGGTGGGCTTTATCACTGGTGTCTACAGAATAATCAAAACCACCGACCTTAATGCCGCCCGATATTTTGACCTCTATCATTTCTTGATATCCCCCTTACTTTGGATTATCTTATTCAAAATATCCCGACTGTTTACCGGATTGGCGGCAGGTGGTTTCCAATCAAGAGCCTCCCTAACCATCCGGTCAAACTCTTCATGTGTTAATTTAGTCGACTCCACTTTCTACCGCCCTCCTTTCCCTTATCGAATCAGCTTGCCTTTGCTCGTAAGCCTGATTGTGCAGTTCCTCTTCATCGGCGTTCACGGTGTCCTCGTTATACCGTCCACTTCCACCGCCCTCTGCCAATAATGGTATCAACGACTTTCCCTTTGCCTTTTCCTGGGGATTGACCATCTTCTCTGCCGGCTGATTAGCAACTATAGAAGCCATTGCTCTCTGTTTAAGCATATTGACTACATCACCGGCGAGGATACGGGCTTCAATATCGTTCCCCTCGTCTATCAGGCTGTGGACGTGGCGGTGCATGGCTATTACCGGGTCTAGACTTTCGGCGGTCTCCGCCCTCATTTTCTGCTTTTCTCCATCCGGATTGGGGAGCTTTAAAATATCTCTCCGGATGGTATCGCCGGAGACGAACGTGACAGCCGCCTGAGCTACGGTATAGTTGGCTATCACCTGGTCTTGTTGCTGACTGTAATAGTTGAACTTGATGGTATAAGCGCCCTGGAGTTTCTTAGGGTCATATCTTGTCCGGTGTCCTTCCTCTCCCAGTTCAGCCGCTACGCCGGTCTGAATGTATTGCCGGATAACCATACTGCATAGTTGTTGATAGAACATCGCCAGAGCCTGCAAGCGAGGCACGTATATCTGGTCTTTCGATTCCGTAAGTTTCGATATAGCAACTGCGGAAAGCGGGAATGTCAGGTTGCCGTAGTCTACTGCCGGAAGACTGCCACGTTGTAGTCTGCCTTCGAGGATGGCCAGTAGTTGGCGGGTGGCATTACGTATATCGGTTATCGGCATAGATTTGAAACCCGCGCCTTTTTCAACTGCAACAACCGCGCCAACACCCATAGGAGGTTGGTCGGGTAGTTGTGCAGATGTTCCCGCTTCACTTTCATATTGGAGTGGTCCCAGAAACGACATCATATTGAGAGTCTGGAGGACAGTGACAGCTTTGTTCATTTCATTGTATAGTCCCCTGTCCTGTGAAAATATGCTTTCGCCGTCATGCCCGATATTCTCAGTATCTTGCAGCATAGTACCGGAAGGGACGGTAACAAATACCACCGGAACATAGCCGGGGAATGGATGAACTTTTCGTTTGACTTGTTGACCGTCAATCCATATTTCATTGTGGGTACGGTCATATACATCAAGGACGGTTCCGCTACTACCCCGTATTTCTATCTGGTAGTCATCCCATATTTCTTCTGCGCTGCGGGGCATCTTATAACCCAGCCACTTCCAGCCATCGGGATTAGGTCTACCGGAGACGAAGCGGGTATCCCAGGGAGAGATGTCGGGCACGATTACCTTTTTGCCGTCCTTATTGACCGTTCTCACCAGACAGCGAGCGCAAAGTCTGCCTCTTAAACATGATTGCTCGCCTAAAAATTGAAACATCCTTGTGATATCACGTGGTAAAAGTAGGTTATCAGCTTCCGTTAGAAAGGCGTCCAGGAACTCTTCAATATAGGTCGTATCCCTGTCCTCCAATTCCTTTCCATCGACGACTATTTGCTGGTAGGTTGAAGAGATATTGGCGATTGCCCGACTGTAGAAGGTCAGTGGGTCGTTCAGGGTAACATTATGGACGTGTTTACGTGGCGCTTCCTGCCCGTCCTGCATTTTCATGACGTAATCAGTAAGGTAAACGAGGTCTCTGTCCTTGTCCATTCTGGAGGTTAAGGCTAGTAATTCGTTTTCCCTATCCACTACCAGTTGCCAGTAATTCTTTTCAGGCATCAATCACCGCCTACTCTGTTTTAGCTCCGAGTTCTTTTAACACCCGGATTTAGCCATTTCCCATAGTGGCTTCCGGGATGAGTTCTTGACGTCTTTGGGAGAGTTCGTTTATCTGCATGGTGATTTCATTGATAGACTTAGACAGTTCCTTTTGGCGTGCTAGAACTTGTGCGTATTTGGCTTGAATTTCCATATAACTCCTTAAATTAATCCCATTGCTATT